GGGTACTCCCTTTTTTTTACAAATGGAAAATGAAAGAATTTATTAATAGATTTGATGATAAGCAAACACAATATTTTACTCAAGGTTATACGGATTTACACCCATCAGAGACACAACAAAGCCTAGTAGATTCCAAAAGAAATCTAAGTCAAAAACCTAAGTACACTAAACATCCTGCTTTAAATTTAGTGTCAAAACTAGTTAGATCAACAAATGCTATTAATATTTACTCAGGTGGGATGTTTATGCCTCCCCAATTAAATTGGGATGAAGATGCAATAGTAGAAAAAATTAATGAACAATCTAGATTAGCGGCAGATGCCGAAGAACAGTTATCAGAAGTATATAATGAAAGAAGTCTTACGCCTATAACTTCTCCTGTATCAGCAACTAACCGATTAGACGGAAAACGGCAACTATCACACCTTGAGCTTCTTATAGCCCACAAGAATGCAACAAAGGCAATATTAAATGATGATGGCCCATTTCACGCTGAGTTCTTTGATATGATGTATAACCCTGTTAGTGGGTATGCATATGTAGATCCTCGTAAACTATCAGAACACCAGAAGAACTTTGGTTTTGGATACTCACAAGATCTAGTTAGATTAGCTAGAATATCTAAAATTTCAGATAAGATAGCATCTAGATGGTTGAGAAATAACAAGAACTTTGTTAATTGGGCAACTTTAGGTGAACAGATGACCGCAATAAGTGTTCCAGATCCTAGATTCCCTAATAGGAGAGTACCTAAATTAGTACATCATGGTTCAATTCAGTACATTTCTCCTGTACAGGGAATAGGAGTTAGACATATGGGAACAGATCTACAAGTATTATCAAAACTTCAACCTATTGAAAAAGAAATGGAACTTCCGGGTCATGTCGGAACAGTGCCACAAGCGATAGATATTGTAGCAGATAAAGTGGGAATAAAACTTGACGGAGGAGCAATAGAACATAATCCAGAAGATATACAAAAAATGTTGTACAATCACCCTTCTCCCTCTATTCCTTATGAAGCTAAATTTAAAGGTAATGAAGGATTAACTTCTAAAGACGCAAAGTTTTACTCTGGTTTTGTTAAAATGAATAATCCTCTACGTATGGATGATGTCCAAGTGTGGACTATGGATAATGTTTTATCAGAATTACTACTGATGGGAGAATTACATCTAGATGCTAGTAAAGGATGGACATACGATATTGATGCTGACGGAGCATTAGAAGGATGGGAAAATAATATGACTCCATTTAGAAAGTTAGTTAATTATTTTGGACAAGGTACAGCTATGGAGCAGATATTATTATATGCTCGTGAGAAGTATGAAAATGACATGAATAACGCAGGTATAGAATTATCTAATTGGAATGAAGAGTGGGATGATTTTTTACCAATTCAAAAAGCAGAGATACATTACTACAAAACACAAGGATTAATGGAGTTTATTAATAAAGATCTAGGATATGATGGTATTGTGTACAAGAATACTGCTGAAGGAGTCAGACAATTAGAAGGAGAAGATTTAGAAGAAGACCCTAATACTGGTGAACCTGTGTTTAATCCTGAGATATACGAGGATTCTTATATACTTTTCCATCCTTTCCAGTTTAAATCAATATATAATACAGGAGAATTTAATCCAGCCGTAAAAAACTTTCTTGGAAAATACTCAAAACGTAAAAATAAATATCAAAAGGTAGCATGAGTGAGAAAAAATTAGAGAACATGTCCGAACTACAAGCGGTTAATATGATGTTAACTACTATCGGAGAACAACCTATTATGAACCTGAATGACAAAGCAGGATTACAGGATGCTTCAATCGCTCAAGATATTCTACACAACACATCTAGACAAGTGCAATCTAGAGGGTGGATATTTAATACCGATCTTCAAGTAACTAAGACTCCTCGTTCTTCAGATAACCAAATACCAGTCTCTAAAAATATATTACGAATAGACTCCACTTCTAAAACTCGATCTAATAAAAAGGATATAATAGAACGTGGTGGCTATCTTTATGATAGAGAGAACAACACAAGTGTATTCGCTGAAGGAGATACTGTAGTAGTAGACGAGGTAGTATTTCTAGGATTTGATAAGCTGCCAGAACCAGCTAGACGATATATAGCCAGTAAATCCGCACGTATATTCCACGATAGGGTAGTGGGGTCAGGTGAGTTACACAGGTTCTTCCAAGAGGATGAGTCACTTGCTTGGACAGATTTATTAGAGTATCAAGCAGAGGTAGGAGATTACAATATATTTGATGATTATGACACCTTTAGAGTAGTAGATAGAAATCAGGATTCTAACCAACATTATGCATGGAGGAAATAAATGGCTTTAATTTCTGGGACTATACCAAGTTTAATTAATGGTGTATCCCAACAACCAGCTACACTCAGGCTACCTACACAGGGTGAGATACAGGAGAATGGTTTATCCCATATAGCTCGTGGATTAGAGAAGAGACCTTGTACTGAGCACATAACAGAAGTAGCTGGTATAACCTCTGCTAATAGTAATGATGTGTTTATCCACACCATTCGTAGAAGTGAGGATGAAGCATACGCAGTAATTATCAAGGGTGGAACAACTAGTGGAACAAACGGAGCAACAGCTAATACAAATACCGAAGTTAAACTAATTGATCTCACAGGCTATGCAACTGGAACTCCGGGTAAAGAGGTATATATATTAGATCAAGAGCAACGAGCTAGTACACATGATGATGGAGCATATCCAAGTGGACAAGGAAGTGACTCTACTAACGGAATAACTTCTTCAGTTGCTATGTCGTCAAACACAATCCCTAATAATTACTTCAAAAACTTTTCTGCACCAACTGAGTCCGCACCTAAGAATATATTTTCTCCTAATAGCTTATCTTCTACTACTATTGCTGATTACTCCTTTATCTTAAATAAAACTAAGAAGGTAAAACAATCTACTACTTTACCTTCTATTAGACCCTACGAATCTCTTCTCTATTACAAGGTCGGAGACTTTGGTGCAAAGTATCAGGCAGTTATTACCGAGTGGACTGTAGATGAAAACGGAGAAAAAACTGATACCATAAAAACTAGGTATAAAATTGTATACGCTACTCCAGATAATGAAACAGAATCAAGATCTGGTATAGGTACAAAAGGTAACTCAGCATCCATTAATAACCAAGCGTCAGTCCGTGTGAATACTATTGCAAATGCAATGGCTACAGGAGCAGACAATAGTGACCTAGTACGCTTAGTATCCTCATCCTCTTCTGCTAGTTCTACTAACCATGAAATCTACGTTGGACTAACTAGTGTATCTGATGGATCAACGAGAAATAGTACTAATGAGTATGGAGGTGACAAAGGTGTAAAGAGTAAAGGAACAGTTACCGCATCTACTATGCAAATAGATAATTTAACAGGAAATACAAACGGACAAACAGGAGGTAGTGGAAATTTTACAGGTCACGCAGATTATTGGGATGGAACACAAGGATTAAATGGTACAAGTAATAATGGAGCAGGTGGTTTAGTAGCCGCTAATCCTAGATTTAAAGTCGAGTTCGATCCTAATACAAGTGTTATCCATCTTAAAAACTCAACCTATCCAATTACAATAGAACTAACAGATGGTAAAGGCGATACTTATTCAAGAGCAGTAAACGGTAGTGATGAAGTGCCTAACTTTGGTTACTTACCCGGATCTGCAACTATTGAAGATGGGTTTGTAGCTAAGATCTCAGGAGATAAAGCCGCAGGACAAGATGACTACTACGTAAGTTGGACTGGATCAGTATGGAAAGAGGTGGTTCAACCTATGTATCCCGGTGGACTTGTCCTTAGTGATTATGATACAGGAGAGTACGCTCTTAATGCCTCCACTTCTGATGCAGCTTTAAACGCTTTAAAAATCTCACGGTATATAACTATTGATAACTCTACAATGCCTATGCAACTGTATAAGGCATTTGGAAAAGTATATGACGGTACAACAGCACAAACTGATGCTGTATATTTTGTATTAAAACCAGTCTCATGGGCTGATAGAGATGCTGGAGATAATGGAACTAACCCTTTCCCATCATTTGCTAACTATGATCCAAATGATTCCCCTGATGGAGTTTTTACAGTTAATGATATATTCTTCCATAGAAATAGGTTAGGATTCATATCTGATGAGAATGTTGTACTATCTGAATCAGGTGGTTATTATAACTTCTTTCATACTACTGTCCTATCCGTATTGGATACAGCAGTTATTGATGTAGCTGTGAGTAACAACCAAGTAGCTATCCTAAAGTCTGCTATACCATTTCAGGAAAGTCTTATATTGTTCTCAGATCTCCAGCAGTTCAAACTAACCTCTGATGCGTTCCTTACCCCCACCTCAGTAACAGTTGACGTTGCTACGAACTTTGAGACATCTACAGAGGCAAAACCAGTTCCGGCTGGTAAAACAATTTTCTTTCCGTTCCAACGTGGAGCATTCTCAGGTATCCGTGAGTATTTCATTAATATAGCATCTGAAACTAATGATGCAAACGAGATCTCTGCACATGTACCTGAGTTTGTAGAGGGTACAGTTAAGAAGATGGCGGTATCCTCAAACGAGGAAGTGCTACTCATCCTCTCTGAGACAGACAGGAGACAACTTAAGGTATACAAGTACTACTACAATGACAAAGAGAAGATGCAGTCTGCATGGTCTACATGGAAGTTTGATGCAGAGATAATAGACATGGCTTTCATAGGTTCTGTAGCATTCTTTCTATTTAGAAGAGGAACTAGTATTTACCTAGAGAAACTAAATCTCTCAGTAGATAATGCCACGAGTATAATGGATGACAAGATAGGAGTTAGGTTGGACAGGAGATATAGATTAACATCTATGGTATATACATTAAAGGACTACACTCCTACTCCATCTGCGGCATGGGAAGCAAGTAATACAGAAAATGATGTAGTACAAGCATCTACTACTGGAACTGGAACTGGAATGAAGTTTACAACCGTTACGGATAGTTCTGGTAACCCTACTTTTACTATTACCACTCAAGGTACAGGATATAATTTAGGAGATACAATAACTGTAGCTGATAAAGGAAGTACATCCAATACGGCAATAGTCACACCATATCTACTCCCATACGGAGACTCTAACTATGATGAACTAACGTCTACCGAAGTCAAAGTAGACGCTTCTATAATCTCAGGATTTGGCCCACTCATTAAAGTGAAGAACTTAGATAAAGGATACTTACCAAGAGTAGATCAAACATTTACTACTACTCTTAATGAAGGTGTAGATTATAAAGTAACAGGAGTAGCGGTTGATCCTGCGGATTCTACTAAAGCAGAGATAAGGATAACCCCCTCTATTGCTAAAGATTCACCGTGGGCTACTGATACAGTACTAACCTTTCTACCTAGAGAACCTGTGTATGTTTTGGA